ACCCTCCTTACAGGAGGAATGGCAGCAGGAGGAGCAGCAGTAGGTTCTTTATTAGGACCTTATGGAGCCGCAGGAGGAGCAGTTGCAGGAGTAGTAGGAGCAGATTTGATGAATCCTCCTGAATTAGATAATCCTGTATTGCCTACGGAGCATGCATGCCCTGATGGAGGGTTAGATGGGATCATCTGCCAAATATCACACTTTATCAAAACAGCGGGATGGTGGTACCTAATATTATTCGTATTTGTACCACTCTTAACTAAACGAGGAAGAGGGTGGCTAACTTCTTTCCTAAACAGTGCTTCGAAAAAACAAGTACTTGACCAAGATGAAAGACTAAATACCCTAGAAGAGTTGATCTCTTCTCTCAAACCAAAAGGTAAAAAGAAATGAAATTTGTAGATTATAACTTTGTAGATGATGAGACCGCTAAGCGTATCATGGAATCTTACGGATACGATGTCTCTGAAAAAGAAGAAATCGTAGAAGAGATCACTGAGGAAGAACTCGATCAAGTAATCGAAGAAGATTCCACGGATTCAGAAACTCTTTCAGAAGAAGAAGGTCCTCTTTGCGTTATCGAACGTGAAGGTGATTTTTATGCTCTCTGCGAAGATATTGAAACCGTTGACAGTGAGTATTATATTCCAGTTATCGCTATCCCTTCTGAGGAAGCTCAAAAACTAGACGAGAGCAATTCCATGCTTATGGAGTCTGTTGAATTTGAAGAAGAAACGTTCAACCTTGGCGATATCTTTGAAGACGAAAATTCTAGTGAGTTGTTTGTAGCACTTAGCAAGTAATGACTGATAAAACTATGATGGAGATGGCGGATGATATTATGTCCAACATGGGCATGACTGATGCTGTGCCACTATCTGAAGTTACTTCTGAATCTTTGAATTCAGTAGGCAAGAATTACAACGAGGAACTTCCCGAGCTTTCCGATGACCAGAGAAACGCACTTCTTGAACATTCACTGGGCGAAGGCAAGGTGAAGGACCTCTCCATCCAAGCTGAAGAAGGAGATCCAAAAGCTAAAAAAGTAATTAAGAGTTTAGAAGGGGAACCCCCTAAAAGAAAAGGAACTCCTAAAGTCATAAGACAAACTCGTGCAAGAGTAAAGGCAGGTAAGCAACTCAAGAGAAAAACCGCAAAAGTTGTGGCAAATGATCCAGGTGCAGATCTCCACGCCGCTATTGAAGCCGGAGAAAAACTTCAAAAGGATCATAAGGAGCCTACCCTTCTAGGAAAAGCTCTTTCTGAAATGACTAGCATTGGGATGATTGGAACTAATTCTGGGGGAGCTAATACTTGGAAGCCCGGAAAGAAGAAAAAGAAGAAAGGTAAAAAAGCTTCTTCTAAATTTATCAACTTTGAATTAGGAAAACTATAATGGATTTATTAAGAGATGTATTTTCGTTCGGAGAACTTCAAGTTCTTACCGAGGGTAAAGCAGGTAGACCTATGAAAGTACGAGGTCTCTTTCAGGAAGCCCACAAGAAGAATGGTAATAAGAGAGTTTATGAAAGAACTCTCCTAGAAAGAGAAGTTAATAAACTTCAACCTCTCCTACAAGAAAGACGTCTCGTAGGAGAGCTAGACCATCCAACGGATGAGGTCGTTCATTTAACGAACGCTTCCCACGTTATTACTGGACTTCACATGGAAGGTAATAAAGTGATTGGGGAAGCCGAACTCCTTAACACTCCTGCAGGTAAGGTTTTACAAGAATTGGTAAAAGCTGGTGTTAAGATTGGAATTTCCTCCCGTGCAGTGGGAGGTCTTACTTATGATGCAGATCAAGATGCTTATGTTGTAAATGAGAACTTAAGACTCATTACATGGGATATGGTATCAGACCCCTCCTGTCAAGGAGCATTTCCTGGTCTTATGGAAAACAAACAAGTTATCTCAGAGACTACTGAAAATGCTGCAAAGGAAGTAAACCACCTCAGAGCAGAACGCACTTACATTCGTGCTCTGCAAAATCACTTAAACAAAAAATAAAAAATTTTTACATTTTCCTGTAAAGGTTTATAGATAACAAAGATAGGATAAACACTATGAAAAACAAATTCTCCGATGAACTCGCAAAACTTATCCCTGAAGGATTCTCCGAATCCGGATTACAGGATATTAGCAATCTCATTGAAGGTACTGTAAACGAGCGTGTTGAAGAAGAGATGAAGGAACTCACCGCTAAAGTTAGTGGTTTCCTTCGGATGAAGATCAATGAATTGAAGGCTGAAGCTCTCAAAGAATTAGAGAACGATGACGAAACTTTCCGTGCCGTCAAAGTTTACGAGTCCTTGAAAGCTGTTATCGCCGAAGATATCAATTCCAAAGATTCCGATTCCTCTGTTAGCTTCTACAAAGAAGAAAACGAAAAACTTCAAGAGTCCGTTGATACCCTCAATAATCAAGTATCTCAGATGATGTCTGAGAATACCACTCTCGAAGACGCAGTAACCTCCTTACGTGAGGACGTCACTGTATTGTCTGAAACTAAGAAGACTCCTTTTAAGTCTTCCGAATCGGCTCTCGTTATTACTAACGAGGACCAACACCAAACCTCTCTATCGCAACCTGCAGTAGAGAATGCTTTCCTAACAGAAGACGTAATTCGTCTATCTAACAAATAAGAATAAAATAATGAAAAACACCGATACACATGTACTTTGTGAAAAGTGGTCACCCATTCTTGAAGGAATTAACGATAGCTATGTACGCGAAACAACTGCTGTACTTCTTGAAAACCAAGCTCGCCACGTTCTCGCAGAGCGTACGAAGGAAGGTCTTCTCGAAGAAAGCACAACTGTAGGTCAGCTAGGTACGTTCCAAAAGTTTGCATTTCCACTCGTTCGCCGAGTTTTCCCCGAGCTTATCGCTAACAAAGTTGTTGGCGTTCAGCCAATGCAAGGACCTGTTTCACAGGTTTTCTACCTAGGTTTTGATCGAGTCCACGGTGACTCCGACACAACCCAATCCGTATACGGTAAGTACTTACTTACCTACCGTGGTCAGACTGCTGGGCCTAACGCTTCTGATGGTGTTGGTTCTATCGACGACTCCGGAGATCTTGATTGGGATACTAGCAACTCACTCACCAACACCTTCTCAGGTAACCTGAGTGGTTCTGTAGGCGAAGGAATTGCTGCTTTTCCAAGTGCAACCCTAACCCAGTGGAACGCCTCTGCAGGTGAATCCCTAACGGGTAACCAGATTCCTGAACTAAACTTCCATATCGAACAACAGGCAGTTATCGCTCGTACTAGAAAGTTCCGTGCTCTCTGGACGATTGAAGCCGCACAAGACCTCAAGGCTTACCATAACCTTGATCTTGAGCGTGAACTTACTGATTTGCTCGGCAAAGAAGTTGCTTTGGAGATTGACCGGGAAATTCTCGAAGATCTTCGTATGATTGCGTACGATGTCTCTGGAGCTAATCCAACTGTAAACCCTGCGTTCAACCGTGGTGGTCTAGATCTTGGTAACCCTAACAGTTTCCCCGCAGACCATGATTGGACTCCTGATGAGTTTACTTTCGATCAGAATTCCGCTGGTCTAGTTAATAGCGAAGCAGGTGGATTGCGAAACGTTTACTTTGTAGACTTTGCCACTTCCGCACTTAACTTGACTCCACGTCATGTTGGTGAGGTATACTCTAACCTTCTTGCTGCAGTAAACTTTGCTGCTCAAGATATCTACAAGACCACTTACCGTGGTGCTGGTAACTACATTATTACTTCCCCGCTAGTCGCAGCTATGTTGCAATCCGCAGCCAAGCTCGAAGGTGGACTTAGTTCTGAAGAAGCTGGTACTCTAGGTGCTCAGATTCACTACAAAGGCAAGTGGGCTGGCATGTACGATGTATATGTTGATCCTCTCTGGCCAGAAGATGAGATTCTCGTAGGTTACAAAGGTTCTAACGCAATGGAAGGCGGGTATGTTTACTCACCATACATTCCGGTCCAGATGCTACCAACCGTAGTAAACCCTGATGATTTCCAGCCTCGTAAAGGGTTGATTACTCGTTATGGTAAGTCTGTTATCACGCCTGAGTCGAGATGGTACCGTATCATCCGCCTCGTTGGTGCTGATTCCAACTTCTTGACCTTGCCGTTCAGCCGCATTGCAAGCACGTACGGATCTAACCTCTAATATAGATTAAGTTAGAAATTTAATAAAGAAGGGAGCTTTCGAGCTCCCTTCTTTTGTATATAAAGGGAGAGTTTATCATGAAGTACAAAAACACTACAAAAGGCGTAATCTACCTGAAAGATGGAGTTATAACTAAAGCAGTTTCTCCCGGAGAAGAGTTCGAAACGGAAAATCTAATAAAGATTTCCGGAATTTCTTTAGTTCTCCCTGCGAAAAAACCAACCCCTGCGAAAAAACCTAAAAAGGTCGCTATAAAAATAAAGGAGATGTCGGATGTCCGTAGTACCGAAGACTAGTTTCGGAAACACATTTTCCACCCCCGTAGGTACAGGAAATTCTGTAAGCTCGGTGGACTTCTTGGGAGAAATTGACTACACCGTTCTCAGCCGTTCAAGATTTTCTGAACAGATAGAGTTCTCAAATTTTTATAAAAGCCTTAAAGATTCCATCATGTCTCGTTTGGGTTCTCCCGTTATCAGGGTAGAGCTTACAGATCATCAGGTTCTCACGGCAATCGACGAAGCTATCGCCAAATTGGATTTTCATGCTCCTAACTGGTGCACGAACTACATGACATTCCAGACAGTAGCCGGAGAGAGCTTTTACGAGCTTCCTACTGTCGTCATGAACAATTTACAGTATGTGATCTACAAAAAATCTTTACTTGCTGTGAACGCCGCACAAGGCTCTCTGGAGTTCGATTTCTTCATTAAGTATTTCCAAGATAACTTTCTAATGAGAGATTTTGCTATCTCAGATTTCCTTTTGATGACTATGCATCTTGAGCAGATCAGAAAAATCCTTTCTCGGGATGGTACCTGGGATGTTGTTGATAACAAGTACATTCTTCTTCATCCGGTACCTCAAATGCCCGAAGAAGTAATTGTTCAATTTAGAGCCCTTAATAGTGGCACTTTACACCCTTACTTTATTAATTGGGTTCAAAGATTTGCCACTGCTATTTCTAAAGTAATTCTCGGCGGAATCCGAGGAAAATACAGAACTCTTCCATCTCCAGGCGGAGGAGCCCAGTTAAATGGGCAAGAGCTGGTAGAAGAAGGTACAGCAGAACAACAAAGATTAATAGATGAACTCTTTATGGAAATTGAAGAGCCTCCTGCATTCACTACCTTTTAATGGTAAAAGATAAGAATAAAAAAAGTTCTTTCGTGGTTCCAGAGCCTAAAGAAATTTCTTACGCGGATGAAAGCGTGAGGGGAGATGGAATTCCTGAAATCAATATGTTTGATTCCACGAATCCAGATATAGGACTTTTTAATTCTGTAGACGGGGAGTTGATTGGGGTCGCAGGATCTGAAATTTTAATTTTCGGATATACCCGAGACGAAAATTACGATGATCTTTATGAAGAGCGAAGGGGGAAAGTTATATACCATACTCCTATATCTGTATATGGTCATTACGATCCTAGACCTGTAGAAGAGAATCTTAGTGAGTTCGGGATTGAGCTTACTAACGACCAAACTTTTACATTCAATAAATCCTCTATAGTAAATGCGCTAAAAAGACCTTTACATCCAGGAGATGTAATTAAGCCCAAATTTCAAAATTTATATTTCGAAATTTACGAGGTTCAAGAAGATAGCTTTGAGGCTTATGGAGTATTTCACCTATTAGCATCAGCTAAAGTCCTTAGAGATGCTGAGGAACTCCTTAAAGATTATATTTAAACTATGAGACCCTTAGAAGATATCCGAAGAAGAATTCAACTTTTAGAGTTGAATAATCATTCAACCTCTGATTTTTATAGAGAGTATGTGCAATTCCTTATTCGTAAGATGGGGACAATGTCAGTTCTAGATTCGGAAGGTAAAGTTCAAAAAATAGAATCTTTCTTTGCTAACCCTGAAAGAGCTGTAGCAAAAATGAAAGAAGACCGAAATCTTACGCTTCCCATTGTAACTGTTTCTATTGATGACATCGACGATGACGCCGAAAGAAGGAGAACAGATAATGTTATTGAAATGGAATCTGCATGGGACAATAAAGGACAAAGAGCCGTCAGAGTAGTTTCTATAGCCCCGAAAGCAGTAAAGGTACTCTTTCTAATTAATTTCTGGGCAAAGTACACCGAAGATATTAACCAGATGATGGAGTCCTTACAACTCATGTTTAATCCCGCATTAGATAT